GGGTCCGGTGGGGTCGTTCGCGACTCGCCAGATGCTCGCTCAGTACTTCGAGGTGGACGAGGTCCTCGTGGGACGCGCCCGCAAGGACACCGCGAACATCAACGCCGCGAGCGCGAGCTACTCGCGCATCTGGCCGGACGTGTGCGCGCTACTCCGGGTGTCGACGGCTCCGTCGCTCCGGAACGCGGCTTTCGGCTACGTCATCCAGGACAAGCCGACGCTGGCCGACATGTGGTTCGCTCGCGAGCAGGGTGGAAAGGGCGCGTACGTCACGCGTGCCACCCGCGCGGACCAGGAAAAGGTCGTCGCGGGGACGACGGGCTACCTCATCACGACGCCGGTCGGCTGATCCGTGATGGCGAAGTCAGACCAGAAGATGGACGGCGCTACCGAGCAATCGGGGGCGCCGTCGTCCGACGCAACCAAGGCCGCCGCGCCTGCCGCGCCTGCCGCGACGCCCGCCCAGGATCCGCCGAAGGACGCCGGGAAGCTCGACACGTACTACGTGAAGGGCCCCGGAGGCGTGTTCTTTCGCGGGAAGCCTTACTCGGTCGGTGATGTCCTGAACGACGTCAGCGACGAGGACGCCCTCAGCCTCGGCGACAATATCGCCCAGGGCACCGGCGCCCCCAAGGGCCTCGCAATCCCCGAGAAGGGCGGCAAGTTCCGGGTGACCTCCTTCGGGAGCATCTACCGCGGAGGAAAGCTCTACGGGGAAGGCGACGAGATCGACTGCACGGCCGCGGAAGCGGCTGAGTGGAGCGATCGTCTAACGTCCTCCGTCTGAGCGAAAGGGGTCGCCGATGGCGTACCCATACATCACTCAGCAGGACCTGGAAGACAGGGTCTCCGCGCGCGTGCTCCGAGAGGTGCTGGACGACGAGAACGTCGGCCTGGCATCTGCGGATTCCGTCACGCGGATCCTCAAGGACGCGTCGGCAAAGGTCGCAGGGTACCTCCGGGGAACCTACGACCTGACGACTGTCGCATCCGTTCTTCCAGAAGAGGTCGTTCGACTCACCCTCGACGTGGCGGTCGCCTACTTGGCGCAGCGTCACCCAGAGGTCATGCGGGTCGACTGGACGCCGCTCATGGAGCAGGCCGACAAGGAACTCAAGGCGCTCCGGCGCGGCGACACGCGGCTCGATATCGAGGGACCTCCAGAGCCACCGGCCAACACCGGCGGCGCAGTGGGAGAAGGCACCGAGCCCGGAGGCGTGATCGCGTACGACGCGACCAGAACCACATTCCAGGACGGTTTCTCCGACTACTGAGATGCTCACGTTCGAGACCGACACGTCCGTCTACGACGGCCTGGTCGAGCGAACGATCGACATCATGGGGTCTGGGACCCGCCGCGCGGTCCACGAAGCGGTGATCGCCGGCGCGGACTACGCGCGGCACACGCATCCCCACAAGCGCCGCACGGGACGGCTCACCGGAGCCGAACTTCACGGGCGTTTGATTCGTGGAGACGATGACGGTGCCGAAGGCGAGCTCGTAAACGAGACGCCCTACGCTCGATTCGTCGAATTCCCGACGCGTCCGCACCTGATCTTCCCCAAGCCTGGAAACCGAGCGCTGCGGTTCACGGTCGGGGGTCGGACGGTCTTCGCCACGATGGTTCGGCACCCAGGTACGCCGGGATTCCCGTTCATGTACCCGGCGGCCAGGTACGCCGGCGAGCAGATCATTTTCGAGACGGAGCACGTCACCTTCACGTTGGCAGCCGCTCTCTGGGACTGAGACATGTCGCACACGTTCGGCGGAGTCGACATCCCGATTCCGAATCCGCTCAGCGAAAGCGCGATCTCGGACCCGGCTCTTGACGTTCTCGCGGAAGCGATCCCAGCAATCCTCGCGTCGTATTGTGGGTCCGCGTGGGAGGCCGTTGCTCCAGGAATCCCGCTGATTCGTAGCGTGTTCAAACACGATCCGAAGCCAGAGGAATTCAGGGAAGCAAGCCTTCCAGCTCTCTACATCTATCGAGAGACGGTCGACCCGAACTACGACACCGACGACCAAGAAGCGTCGGATTCGGAGATCCGACTGCTCTGGGTGGAGCCGCCTGCGACGCAGGATAAGCGAGCGCTTCGAGCGCCGTTCTACAACGGGTTCGCCAAAGCAATCGGGACCATCGTCCAGCACGATCGAGACCCGTCCTGGATGCGCGACGGAGATACCAGCGACGAAGGCGAAGCCTACGGATCGAGCATCCCGGTCGCCGCAGGGTTCGATCTCTGGTTCCTCCCGAAGAAGGGCGGAGTCTCGAAGGTCCCCGTCGTCGTCGACATGACGGATGGGAAGTCCCGGCAGTACGTCGGCTTCCTCGTGCGTCTCATGGTGAAGGAGAGCTCGACCACTGACCTGGTCGCATACGGCGCTTCTCCGACGCGACTCGACGTCCAGATCAACACCGGCGGGGACGACCCGCTCGATACGCCTCAGCACATCCGGGACCCCGCCACGCCATGAGAATTCAGCCGAAACGCGTTCGCGTGTTCCCCAACCCGTTCGCCGCGATGGACGCGCAGGGCCGCCCATGCGGACTCTGCCCGAGCGATCCGGACGAGGGCGGAGAGCCCGGACGTTTCGTCGGCGCGCACCCCGTCGCGACGTTCCTCGGAGAGGAAGTCAAAGGGGAGATCCGGAACCGTCGCCAGGACACCGGCTATCGGTTCCTGGACTGCTCGAACTCCGAGACGCGTCCCTTCCAGCTTGCCGATGAGCTCGCCACGAAGGAGCCCGTCTCGCTCGTCCTGACGCCGTACTACCGCGACCGAATCGCGGACGGATCGTTGATCGACGCAGCGACCGTCGGCGACATCAAGGACCACCTTCTCGCTCGCGCCGAAGCGGGTGTTCGGTTGTTCAACTCGCACTTCGACGCCGATCAGAACGCGTACGAGCTGCTCGTCAGTGAGCGCGCCGCGAGGCTCGCTCCCGCGCCGGAGCCAGCACCTGTCGCGGTCGTGAAACCAGCCCCCGGGCCTGAGCCGACCGCGCGCTCGGCCAAGCACACCAAGAACGCCCCGCAGGAGAACGAGCAATGATCCTGATTTCTGGCTACACCGACGCGGACAAGGTCCCGGGCGGAGTTGCGATCAACGAGTGGGGCGCTGGCAAGATCTCGATCGGTGCCATCCCGCTCGTTTGCGCGTCGTACGGCAACAAGACGTCCGGCGGGTCCGCGGCCGTCAACAGCCGCATGCCAGCGACAACGCCCGCGGAAGCAGCCGCGCTATGGGGAGCTCGCTCTGAGCTATCCCGGATGGCGTACGCAGCGCTCGACGTCCCCGGAGTGACATTCTACGGCATCCCCGTAGCGGAAGCCTCTGGCGCCGCGGCCACGCTGCTGTTCGAGTTCGCCGGAACCTGGACGTCCGCCGGAGAGGTGACGTTCCAGCTCGACGAGGAAATCTTCAGGGTTTCGTTCGCGAGCTCGGACACGACGCTCTCGGGCGTCGCGACCATCGCAGCCGCGAAGATCAACGGGCTCCAGAACGGCGGGCTCTTCTGCTCGGCTGCCCAGAGCACGCTCACCGCGACGACGAGTGCCGTCACCCAGACGGGCACCGGACCGGTCGTGACGCTCACCGGAACTGCGCTCGTGAGCGCCGACCTGGTGATCAAGATTCGGCTCGGCGGAGCGGTTGCGACCGCGACCTTCGACTGGTCCACTGACGGTGGCGTAACGTGGGTGGCGACCGCTGTAGTCACCGCGTCGACGGTACTACTGGGATCCACAGGCATCACGGCGAACTTCGCCGCGGGCACGTACGTGATCGCGACGACCTACTGCGCGCAGACGCTTGTCGCCGGAGCGGGGTACGTGACGATGACGGTCGCGAACATCGGAGTCCGCGGAAACCAGCACACTGGATTCGTGGTCGACGATTCGAAGCGGCCGTCCGGCATGACGGTCAAGATTCACGGTGGAGTCGTGATCCCGGGCGGGACCGCGCGTCTCGCGAACAACGGGGTGGCTTTCTCCGGAGGGTCCGGAACCGACGACCTCACGGACGCGCTCGCCGCGATGGCGTCGGTCCAGAACGACTACGAGGCGTTCGCCCAGAACGACGCCACGAACGTCGGCCTGGTGGAGTCTGCTGCCAACGCCAAGTCGGCCTTCGACGTGGGGCTGCTCCAGCAATACGTCGTCACGACGAACGGAACGCTCGCCACGGCGATCGCTCTCGGACAGACGCAGATGAACGACCAACTCGGCTGCTGCGGGTGGGTTCAGCGCGGCGTCGAGCACCCGAGCCGCGTCACGGCGCGCACCGCGGCCCTGTTCTCCATCACGGATGGGGACCAGCCGAACACGAACTACGACGACATGATTCTCCCCGGGGCTGCACCGCAGTTCGTGGCGGCGGACATCCCGAACCGTTCGACGATGAACGCGGCGCTGAACGCCGGGGTCATGCCGTTCAAGACGGTGGACGGAAAGCTCCTGATCGTGCGCGCGATCAACAGCCACTGCCTGAACGGTTCGACGCCCGACTACCGGACGTACGACCACGCCGAGACGACCGTGCCGATCCGCGTCCGCAAGGAAGCGCTGGTGCAGATCGCCTTCACGAAGGCCGGAAACCCGTACGCGGGACCGGACGTCGGAGATGGTCTGCCTCCTCCGGGAACGCTCACGCCTCGCCTGTGGGACTCGATCATGAACGCGAACCTCCAGAACTGGGCGGGTCCGGAGTTCAACTGGCTCGAGCAGGTCGACGAGAACCCGCAGGTCAGCGAGTGGAACAGGCCCGCGAAGCGCATCATGAGCATCACGCCCGTCGTGGTGAAGACGCAGTTCCACGGCGCCGGACTCATCGTCCGTCAGACCGCAGCCTGAGCCCAAGCGGAGTCGCCGCCCGGTAGGCGCTGACGACTCCGCTGTGCACCCAACGCGACGGACACACGCGGGGCGAGAGCTCCAGAGCGCGCAGGAGCGCCCAAGACCATGGCAAGAATTCGCAGCGCGAGCATCTTCCTCAACAACAAGCGCGTCGCGTGGATGCAGTCCGCCGACGAGTCCATCAAGACGGGAGACACGCTCGAGGTCACGGACGGCGGCGTGCATCCGACGGACGGAACCCCGATGGGGAACGTGTCGTGTCAGGTGCTCGTCCCGGTCGCTGGAACGGGCTTCGACATCGTCAAGAAGGCGCTCGCGCACGAGGATCTCAAGATCAGCTTCGGCGTTGTCGACGGCTCGATCCACCAGTACGACGCGCGCGTGGAAGAGGTCTCTCACAAGACCGAAGTCGCCTCGGGCAAGCTCACGGGCGACTGGAAGTTCCACATCTTCAACATCCAGGTGACTGGCTGATCGCCGACCTGAATTTCGTTCGATAGAAGGGGCCGCGGGGAGCGGTTCATGAATTCGCCTCGCCGGGGCGGAGGCCTTCTCGATAGTCGTTGCCGCGATTTCGAGACGAGGAACCCGAGCGATGAA